TTATGTTTGTGATGATCCAGATACACTGTTCCAAGTTGCTGTCGTTTCTGGCACAACAGTTGTGACCGGCGTTCAATATACTTCTGTTGGCAATAACGCAACAATCGTAAACAACACCGCAATTACTACTGCTGGTAACTCACAGGTGGCACTTCTTGATTCGACTGCTGATACAGCTACGCTGACTATTCGCATCGTTGACGTTGTGCCTGACACCGCCTACATTTCTGGCGGCAACACGTTGTATCCTGAAGTGATCGTAAAGTTCAACTTCGGCATGCATGCGTATAACACCGCCGTCGGCGTATAAGGAGCTAAATCATGGCTATTTCACGCGCACAACTACTGAAAGAGCTGCTCCCCGGCCTGAACGCATTGTTCGGTCTGGAGTACGCACGTTATGGTGAACAGCATAAAGAGATCTACGAAACAGAGACCTCTGAGCGTTCATTCGAAGAAGAAACCAAACTCTCTGGCTTCTCGGCTGCACCTGTTAAGAACGAAGGTTCTGCAATTGCATACGACAACGCTCAGGAAGCTTGGACTGCTCGATACAACCATGAAACCATCGCACTAGGGTTTTCCCTAACGGAAGAAGCAATTGAAGATAACTTGTACGACAGTTTGTCGGCTCGTTATACGAAGGCTCTCGCCCGCGCAATGGCTTACACCAAGCAAGTCAAGTCAGCTGCTGTTCTGAACAACGGCTTCTCAGCGTCCTACACGGGCGGTGACGGAGTTGCTCTGTTTAGCGCATCGCATCCCTTGGTTTCTGGTGGCGTAAACAGCAACATCCCCGGCACTCCAGCTGACTTGAACGAGACTTCTTTGGAAGCCGCCGTTATTCAAATCGCTGCGTGGACTGATGAACGTGGTCTGTTGATCGCTGCTAAGCCCAAGAAGCTAATTGTTCCTCCAGCACTCCAATTCGTTGCAACTCGCTTGCTCGAAACGGAACTGCAGACGAACACCGCTGATAACAACATCAACGCTATTAAGAACAATGGTTCGATCCCAGACGGTTATACAATCAATAACTTCCTGACCGACACGAACGCATGGTTCTTGACAACTGATGTTCCTAACGGCATGAAGCACTTTGTTCGTTCACCACTCGCCCAGTCAATGGACGGTGATTTCGATACAGGTAACGTACGTTACAAGTCTCGCGAACGTTACAGCTTCGGCTGGTCGGATCCGCTTGGCATGTACGGTTCAGCAGGTGCTTAAGTAAACCGTTAGAAACTAATGGTTTAGCCCCGCCTTAAAAAAGCGGGGTTTTTTATTGCTTGCATTTATTGTTGTATAGGTTATTATTAAACAAATCTGGGAACCCCCAGCTTTACTGACCGCCCCAGCGGACGATGCAGAGACAGTAAAGCGTAGTACTGCATATACAGGAGCCTATCATGGCATCAACCACCTTCTCCGGCCCAGTCACGTCCACAAACGGTTTTATCGGCGCTTTGACTGGCAACGTCACCGGTAACGTCACCGGCAACGTCGCTGGCACTGGCAAAATCACCCACGCTACTACAGCCGCTATTAACGCTACAGCTACTGCAACAGCCGCACAAGTTGCTACTGGCTATATCACTTCCACATCCGCCGCTGCAACCGCAATTACGCTTCCTACGGGAACGCTTCTTGGCGCTGCTCTTGGTGCGGTTCAAGGCACTGTGTTTGATCTCTATGTTGACAACACTGCTGGCGCAAGCACTGTAACTATGGCTGTTGCTGTAAACGGCATCTTGTCTTCAGCGGCTGCGGATACCCCCGGAAGCTTTGGAGATTTGACTATTGCTGCTGGCGCTACGGGTATTGCTCGCTTTACGCTAATGTTTGCAAGCGCAACTGCCTATACGTTCTCGCGTACAGCCTAATTAGCCGCCCACTTCGGTGGGCTTTTGTGTTTATAGGAGCTAATTATGGCAATGCAATATGACGTAAAAGCAGCGCATTTAAACAATACTGGTTTTATGCTGTTAGGTCGTACACGGCTTAAAGCTTTATCTATTGTTGGCTCTGCTACTGCGGGTACGCTTGATATTTTTGACACCACGACTGCGCCTGTAACAACGGCAACTTACACACGTTCTGGCGCAACAGTCACAGTGACTAGTGCGGATCATGGGTTAGCAACAGGCGATGTGCGGGGCTTTGCTTTCGCTAGTGCATCTGGTATATCAGCCACAAACGGTAATTACACAATTACTGTAACAGGTCCAAACGCCTTTACCCTTACCGACATTAACTCAGGCACGATTGCAAGTACTGCTCTTGCGTATTCGACATTATGGGTTAACTCGTATGATGTAGGCGCAACAGATGTGTTTGGTAATATTGTTTTAATTCCCGGTGAAGGTGTGCTGATTCAAAACGGCATCTATCTCCGCATGACCAACATTACGTCTGCGAATATTTACTATGGCTAAGAAGACCCCCTCTCTGGCTGTCGGTCGTGGCGAGAAGCTACCCGTATCCAAGGGGGCTGGTTTAACCGCCAAAGGTAGAGCCAAATACAACGCAGCAACAGGGTCAAACCTAAAGGCTCCACAGCCCGAAGGTGGCCCACGTAAGAAGTCGTTCTGCGCACGGATGTCTGGTATGCCCGGCCCAATGACAGACGAGAAAGGAAGACCTACCCGCAAAGCCGCAAGTTTAAAGAGATGGAAGTGTTAAATGGAAGATTCCGTGCAAACAGCTCGTGAACTTGCTACCCATGCAAATGAGATTAAGCATTTGCAGCAAGATATGGATAAGCTTGTAGAGGACATGGATCAGGTAAAAAATACACTTGCCGAGATTCAAAAGACTCTTTCCGAAGCCAAAGGTGGGTGGAGAGTGCTGATGTATTTTGGTGGTGCTGGTGGACTTGTTGGCAGCGGTTTAACTTGGATCATTGATAGGGTGCTTCGATAATGCCAGCCACATCAGATAAGCAAAAGAAGTTTATGGATGCCGCAGCGCATAATCCAGCGTTTGCAAAAGAAGCGGGCATTCCAGTAGGTGTTGCGCAAGAGTATTCAAAAGCTAGTAAGGGCAAGAGGTTTACTACCGGCTCTCGTCCTGACTTACAAAAAGCTGGTAGCCCAAAAACCGATCACGGTAAAATGACATTATTCAAGGAAGGTGGTGCTATGAAAAACGATATGATGCAAGACAAAGCAATGGCTAAAAAAGCTGTTGGTATGCACGAAGCACAGTTGCACGGCGGCAAAAAGTCTAACATGACCAAGCTTAAGAGTGGCGGTTCTGCCTCTAGCCGTGCAGATGGCTGTGCTGTAAAAGGCAAAACCAAAGGCACAATGATTAAAATGAAATCCGGCGGCATGAGCTGCTAAGGAGAATATTATGCCTGCACCAATTATTGGCCCGGTTGTAGCCGCAGGCGTAAGGGCGCTTGCTACAAAAGCGGCTACTAGAGGCATGAGCAACGAAGCAAGAAAAGAAGCTGCTAAAGAAGCCGCTAAAGCAGAAAGAGACGCTGCTTTAGCTGGAGCAAAAACTGAAGTCAGGGATGGGGTAAAAGAAACATCTTTGCCGTACGTTGATCCCAAAAAAGCTGGTGACATACGCGATTTTTCGAGTCCTACATCGTCGTCTAGAAGCGCTCCACGTCTTTCTGATGAATCATTAGACTACGCTGGCTTTAAAAAGGGCGGCGCTGTTAAAATGGCTAAAGGTGGATCTGCTTCTAGTCGTGCTGATGGCTGTGCTGTTCGCGGTAAAACTAAAGGTCGAATGATATGATGTCTAGTCGCGGTATGGGCGCTATTATGCCTTCAAAAATGCCCGGTGGAAAGCGTAAAGCTCGCCGCGACGATACTGACTTTACGGAGTATTCCAAAGGTGGAAAGGTATCCAAAAAGATTAAAGCCTTGCCGGGTTTTAAAGGATTTAAGGGGTACAAATAATGGCTAGTAGCAAGGTAAATGCCGCTGGCAACTACACCAAACCCAGCTTGCGTAAGAAGATTGTGTCGCAAGTTAAAGCTGCAGCTACGCATGGTACAGGAGCAGGGCAATGGTCAGCCCGTAAAGCACAGCTAGTGGCTAAGAAGTACAAAGCTGCTGGCGGAGGATATAAAGATTGAAAGCGCCGCAACAATCCTTAAAAGCTTGGGGTGACCAGAAATGGACAACCAAGTCCGGCAAGAAATCCTCGGAAACGGGTGAGCGGTATTTGCCAGAAAAAGCTATTAAAGCATTAAGCCCTGCGGAGTATGCAGCAACGACTAAAGCTAAACGAGCAGGTAAGGCGGCAGGTAAACAGTTTGTAGCCCAGCCAAAACGCATTGCAAAGAAAACAGCAGGATATAGATAATGACCACATCCGGCACCTCATCGTTTAATCTTGACCTGTCCGAGTTGGTGGAAGAGGCTTTTGAGCGTTGCGGCAAAGAGTTGCGTACTGGATATGACCTGCGTACAGCACGTCGTAGCATTAACCTATTGACGGTTGAGTGGGCTAACCGTGGCATTAACTTGTGGACTATCGAGCAAGGTCAGATTCCGATGGTTACAGGGCAGGCAACTTACGCTCTACCTACTGAGACAATTGATCTGTTGGATACCGTTATTCGCACGGGTTCCGATCAAAATCAGGTTGATATCAACATTACCCGTATCTCTGAGTCCACTTACATCACAATCCCCACTAAAAACGCTCAAGGGCGTCCCATTCAAGTCTGGATTAACCGGCAGTCTGGCAATACAAACGCAATTGCTACGACAACTTTAAACGGCGGGATAACGGCAACAGATACAACTATCACTGTGGTGTCGGCGGCAAACTTACCAAGCCAAGGCTACATCAAGGTTGATAACGAAATTATCATGTACCAGAACGTAAGCGGCAACCAACTGTTGAACTGCTTTCGTGGACAGGCTAATACAACGGCAGCTTCGCATTTAACAGCAGCTTCTGTTTACCAAACATTCCCACCAAACATTAACGTCTGGCCTACACCTAACGCACCGGGTGACCAATATACGTTTGTTTATTACAGAATGCGTCGTATTCAAGACTCTGGTGGCGGCGTATCTACACAAGATATTCCATTTCGTTTTATCCCCTGTTTGGTTTCTGGGCTTGCGTTTAGCCTAAGCATGAAGCTGCCAGAAGTGGATCCAAACAGAATTGTTATGCTTAAACAAGATTACGAACAACAGTTTCAACTTGCTGCAGACGAGGACCGAGAGAAGGCTTCTATTCGTTTTGTGCCTCGAAACCTTTTTTACTAAGGTGACGTATGCCTAGTAAATTTGCGTCAGGTAAGTATGCGATTGCCGAATGTGACCGGTGTGGTCAAAGGTACAAGCTAAAAGAATTAAAGAAGCAGATATTAAAAACGCATTTGTATAACGTTAAGGTTTGCCCTAGCTGTTGGGATCCAGATCAGCCGCAGTTGCAGTTAGGCATGTATCCTGTTAATGATCCACAAGCAGTTCGGGAACCAAGACCAGATACGAGTTACGTTGTTTCAGGTTTGGATATTGACGGCGATCCGTCTGGTGGCAGTAGAATATTTCAGTGGGGCTGGAATCCTGTTGGTGGTGCAAGAGATAACGGTCTCACGCCTAATGACTTGATTGTGCAGGTTCAACTTGGTACAGTTGCAGTAGTAACAGAAACAGGTACATCTGTTAATTGGCAAAATATTTATGGCTCAAACATAAATTGGGTTAACGACAACGGTGATGTTGTTATTTGGGGTTCTTAGATGACGGTACCATATACTTTTGCAGGTGCAACAGGGGCAATACCTTTATCGGAATTGGACGCAAACTTTGTCGCAGCAGAAAATGCTACTACCGTTACGAACGGCGTTTACACGACGGGCAGCTATGCTAACCCAAGTTGGATTACTTCTTTAGCTGGTTCAAAGATAACAGGAACAGTAGCTAATGCTACATTGGCTGCAACAGCTACTACCGTTACAGACGGCGTGTTTACAACAGGTAGTTACGCTGATCCTAGCTGGTTAACATCTTTATCTGGAGTTAAGATAGTTGGGCCAGTTGCCAGCGCTACCACTGCTACTACAGCTACAACAGCTACAACAGCTTCCACGGTTACGAATGGTGTGGTTACAACGGGAAGCTACGCTAACCCTGCGTGGATTACGTCTTTAGACGGAGCTAAAATTACTGGAACAGTAGCTAACGCTACAAATGCAACTACTGCCACCACAGCTACAACTGCTACTAGTGTTCCATATTCTGGCCTAACAGGTGCAGTTCCCACTTGGAACCAAAATACAACAGGTAACGCAGCCACAGCTACTACAGCTACTACAGCTACTACAGCTACAAGTGTTCCCTACTCTGGTTTAACAGGTGCGGTTCCTACTTGGAATCAAAACACCACAGGCAATGCTGCTACAGCTACAAATGTCCCCTATTCAGGCTTGACTGGCGCGGTTCCTACGTGGAATCAAAATACAACAGGCAATGCCGCCACTGCCACTACTGCCACTACAGCCACTACAGCCACTACAGCCACTAGTGTTCCTTATTCCGGATTAACGGGTACAGTTCCTACATGGAACCAAAACACAACAGGTAACGCTGCTACAGCCACAACTGCGACCAACGCCACAAATGCCACAAATGCTACGAATGCTACGAATGCTACGAATGCTACCACTGCATCAACAGCAAACGCTTTAAATACAGGTAACTCGTATACCGCGTTAGGATATACCTCAACTTCCAACGTATATCCTGTTAGCCCAGTAGGAAATCCTACAGGCGGTGCAATTGCTGCAACCTATTCGTCTATTGTCGCGCAAACTTCAACCATTAAAGGCACAACAAACCGTGAGTGGGTCGGTGTTTTTGGTCTTACAAACACACAAGGTTATGGTGCGGCAAATAATAACGGGGACAAAGTAACAATTTACGGCGGTATTGTAGCTTCCGGCGCTAGTGCAGGAGACTCTTGGTCTTTGAATACCGTGCTAACCGTTAATTCAGATGCCCCATCGGACTTAAAAGGACATGGCTACGAGTGCGATGTAAATAACTTACAAGGACACAGAGACGCTTACGGTGCAGGTAGCATATATGGCGTAAGTTCTACAGGAGCTGGCCCATATCGTTGCACTGCAGCATTTTTGGTGAGCGGGGTAAGTACAAATTGGCAACGTGGTTTAGCCATTGGTAATGTTAACGATAATGGAATTGAAGATACATCAAATGCTGTTACGTCCTATATGATTTTTGGGACACATACATCAGGTATTGATTTGTCCAGTTCTGTTTGTACAACGGGTATAAAGTTAGGCACAAACACTATTACCGGTACTGGCGGCTCTGTTATTGGTACGTCAGACCAACGAGCAAAAAACACAATTGAAAATAGTAACTTAGGTTTAGATTTTATTTGCGCTTTACGTCCCGTTTCCTATAAGTATAATGAAGGTAAGTCTTACATACCAGAAGGCGGAACGTATAAAGATGTAGTGCAATTGCCGGGTACTAGGAGGCATTACGGGTTAATTGCCCAAGAGGTCAAGCAAGCGCTTCCAGCAGGTTTGGATTTTGGTGGGTGGGTTTTACATGATGCTGCTGACAGCGATAGTACGCAAGGTCTTCGGTATGACGAATTTATCGCGCCTCTCGTCAAAGCTGTTCAGGAGCTAAAAGCCGAAACAGTTAGGCTGCAGAACGAAATTAAAGTTCTTCAGGGTCAATAAACGCAGTAACAACTACTTAAGGAGCCTATCATGGCATACAAACGTGGCGCAGATGGCATAGCAAAGAAAGGCAAGACCGAAGGCAAGAACCTTGGCAATGACGGCCCGACCGTTGCTGCAATGAAAGGCAAAGGCTCAAAAGGCGCTTCAGGCGTTACATCTTTAGCAATGAAAAAGATGGGTCGTAACATGGCTCGCGCTATGAACCAGAAAGGTGGCTAACATGGCTAAATTAAACGGTAAACAGTTTGGCAAAGAGGCTAGTGCCGCAACCAAAGGGTACCCAACTGACCCAAACACATTGCAAGCTCAAAAGATTCGTTTGGATATGCCTGCCTCGCGTGTAAGTGCTGGTGATCCAGCCCGTAATGATGTTAAGACAACTGGTATCGAGACTCGCGGCAACGGCTGTGCAACTAAAGGTCGTATGGCTCGCGGACCAATGGCATAATGAACTACTCTGAACTCTCTGCTGCTATTCAGGCTTATTCGGAAAGCGATGAACAACTGTTTGTCGATAACATACCCGTTTTTGTCAGAGCGGCAGAGCAGCGTATCTATAACTCGGTTCAGTTTTCGTATCTGCGTAAGAACGTGACAGGATCGGTTACAGCAGCTAATCCGTATTTATCAGCTCCAAATGATTTTTTATCGGTGTATTCCATAGCCGTTATTTTGCCAACAGGCGAGTACGAGTATCTGCTAAACAAGGACGTGAACTTTATTCG